TGCACTAGCGAAAGGTGTTATTGACGAAGTGTCCCGTGAGGTACAACAAGAGGGATGGCATTTTAATACCGCCTACGACTACACCTTAGAAGTAAACGCTTCTAACAAGTTTGTGTTACCTGATAACGTCCTTCAAGTGGACACAGTCGATAACAACTACGATGTAGTCCAACGAGGTAACACATTGTTTGACCGAAAGAACTACACCGACACATTCACTGTCGATGAGCTTAAGGTTAACATTACTTTCCTACTTGAATACGAAGAGCTACCAGAACAAGCTCGGCGTTACATTACCCTCAAAGCATCCCGGATGTTTGCCAGTCGACTGATTGGTTCCCGTGAGATTGAGGCACTTATTTATCGTGATGAGATCCGATCCAAAGCATCTATGGAAGAAGCTGAAGGACGTAACTCAGACCGAACAATTTTCGACAACTACGACACCGCCTCACGCAGGGGCATCAATCGCCGTATTGATATTGCTTAACATTAACAATGGCTAACATAACAACTACCGTCCCTAACCTCATTCAAGGGGTCAGCCAACAGTCACCTCAAGTGCGCTTGGCTGGTCAATGTGAGGAGCAGCTTAACGGTCTCTCTACAGTCACTAAAGGACTCACCAAGCGTCCTCCAGCTCGACTCATTAAGAATCTAGGTGACGTTGCCTTAGAGGGGGATTTCCTTCACTTCATCAACCGGAGTGCGACGGAAAGGTATGTGGTTACTATTGAACATCGGACCACAGCAACTGGAACAGGTGTGATACGGGTGTTCAACCTAGAGACCGGCGACGAGGCGACCATTGAAGGCACCCTTGGAGGACATACAGTTAGCAGTGATTACCTTAAAATAGATTCCTCCGACAAGTCACACGAACAACTCAAAGCTCTTACCATCGGGGACAGCACCTTCCTTCTTAACACTAATGTTACTGTGGGTAAAACCACCGAACAGTCAGAGCCACTGGATGCTTCCCGTGCGTTGGTGTTTGTTAAACAAGGCGACTTCGGGAAGAAGTATGGTCTTAAGTTCAGAGAGAAAGGAACCTTTAGCGGTGGGGGAGCTAGATTCAGTGTTACTTGGGACGTTCGAACCATCGGGTCTCATTGGTCGGTTTCTTCTCGTACGTATAGTCTTGCACCAAACTCCGTCAGTATTCTTTCAGGAGGAAGTGGCTATACGATTGACGACGAGCCAACCTTAGAGTTTCCCGCGAATATCAAATGGGAGGTAAGACCTGAGTTTGATGTTACTGTTGATGCAACTGGAACTGTCACGGGGATAACCTTACTTCATCCGGGAAGAACCATTCCTTACACCGACCAGCAGAGTTTCGCGACGACTATCGAAAGTTCTGAACCGTTTGATGAAGTTTACGTTACATCCCTAAAAACTACAAGCGCTACGAACGACGCTTCCGATACTACACGAATCTCTACGGGCTTGACGTTAGCTCTTCGCGGCACTAATCCCGTGGGATATGTGGAAGGCACCGGTGCTAGCTCCACAACAAACACCAACGTCACCGCCACTTACACCACAAAGGACAAAGACGGATCTATCCTTATCAACAGGAACGACGGTCAGGACTTCTTCCTTGAAGCATTCGATGGTCTTGCTGGTTCCGGCTTAGGACTCGTCCACAAGGAAGTGGATTCACTTTCCGATCTCCCTGTGCGTGGACCCGATGGCTTCCGTGTGGCAGTCCGTGGGGACGCTAATGCGAACGAGGATGACTACTATCTCCGCTTCGAGACCAACGATGGTCAAGCCTTTGGGGACGGAGGCTGGGCAGAGGACGTAGGACCAGAACTAAGTGTCGCTCTAGATCCCGATACCCTCCCACTCCAGCTAGTGAACACCGGACCGGATACCTTTACAGTTAACACTACGGGATGGTCTAAGCGTAAGAGTGGGGATGATGAGACCAACCCATTTCCCTCCTTTGTCGGCAAGAAGCTTAACAACTTTGTCTTCTTTAAGAACCGCCTCGGATTCATCTACGAGGACTCTGTGGTGTTATCAGAAGCCGGTGAACTCTTTAACTTCTTTAGGACCACTGTAAGGACTCTGTTGGACACCGCCCCGATTGATGTTACTTCAGCAACCGCTAACGTCACCAACCTTAGAAGCAGTGTGGCTTTCCAAGAGAACCTGTTATTGTTCGCGGACCGTGGACAGTTTGTGCTGAAGGGCGATCCCCTCACTAACGAAACAATCACCCTTGAGGCTGTCACTAACTATGATGTTAACACCTCCGAAGATCCTTTGGTTGTTGGGTCTTATGTCTATTACCCCTTCGCCCGTGGTAACTTCCTTGGGATGCAAGAGTATTCTCTCAATGCCACCACGGATGTTTACGACTCGTCAGACATCACCACACAAGTTCCAGGATACCTCAACAACGGTAACATCCTAGTAACAGCCGGTTCGTCCGCAACAGATCTCATAGCTGTTAGCTCAGGAGGCGACACCATCTACATCTACAAGTATTTCTTTAACGGACGCGAAAAGGTTGTTAGCTCATGGAGTAAGTTTACGATGCCCTTCAATGTTCTCAGTCTTGAGTTCATCAATAGCTCTTTGTTTGTTATTGGGGACAAAGATGGTAACACTCTCTTAACTGAGCTTAAGTGTGAAGAACTCAGGCTTGAGGACGACACCCTGAATGGCTTTACGGTTCACCTCGATATGCTCAAGAAACACACCCTTGCAGGAAGTGCCACCGAGATATCTACGGAACTGACGGTAGACCTTGGTTTCACCCCGAGTCCAGAAGATGTTATTGAAGCATACGACTACCTCGGCAACCGCATCACGATTAACTATGTTAACGGAACCCAAGTCTCGGTTCAGTCCTACAACAGGACATTCTTTACCGGACTCCAATACAAACTAGAATACACCTTTAGTGAGCCTGTGTTCAAGCAAGGGAACCCACCGGTTGCTTCTGGGCTGGCTCGTATGATCCTGAGGAACGGCACCTTGTTCTTTACGGATGCCTTGGATTTCCAAGTAGAAGTAACACCTCTTGCCCGTGACAAACGTATCTTTACCTACAGTCCGAATGTTATTAACGTCACTTCTACGGACACGCTTCTTACACAAGATGGGAAGTTACGGTTCTCGATCTTTACACAAGCGAAGGATTCGGTTATTAAGATAGTCAACTCAAGTGCCTTTGCCTCTAACTTTCAAGCCTGTGAATTCGAATCCAACGTCCATACCCGTTCAACTAGAATACAATAACGTCTACATCCGTTCCACCCGAACGTCCGATTGTGAAGAGGTAGGTGTTAACATGCGGCACATCGACAAGCTGGAATGTCTGTGGAGTAGTGGATCATCCCCTACACACGCGCTCTTGCTTGGCTTAAAGCAGGACTACCACACCTGGACTATCTGTGCCAAGGACGACAAAGAACCCTTAGCTTGCTTTGGGATCGGAGAGCTGATCAAAGGGGAGACCAACTACATATGGTTGTTATCTACCGAACGGTTACTCACGGTGGCTGGCTTTGAGTTTGCGAAAGCAAGTAAAGTCTGGCTCTCCTTTATTGTTAACCATTACAAACTCCCATGCGTCAACAGGGTTCACACCCACAACACCACTACCGTCCGATGGCTTCAATGGTGTGGTGCGAGCTTCTCCGACGAAGCCGAATCCGACTTCCTTTCATTTCAAATAAACCCTTCCTTAGAACCTAACAATTATGTGTGAACCTATCTCGATGGGCATAGCTAGTGCTGTCTCCTCCTTCGCTGCGCAACGCTCGGCGGCTAACGCTCAAGAGCAAGCCCAATCACAAGCCTCTGATGCTGAACAAATTAGAGCGCAACGAGCCAATACAGCCTTACGGACACGCGAGTCTCAGGAAGGAATTGCGCGCTCCCAACGCAAAGAAGCAGCACAGGTCCAGACCATGGAGGCCAAGTCCCGAGCGCGTCTAATTGCTCTTACAGAAGCCGGGGTGTCCGGGATGTCCTTAGACAGATTAACAGATTCATTATCCGCTAAACAAGCGAGATACTCCTTCTCTGAAACCCAACAGCAGAAGCTACAAGCCCAATCGTCTGTCTTACAATTAGAAGAAGGAGCCATCCGTTCTCGCATGAATCAACTGCGAATCAATCAACCAATCAAACAAGCCAGTATTCTGGAGTCCGGGTTACAAGGATTACAAACGGCAATGAATGTCCAGCAGGTGTTTCCCTCTAAAGCATAATATCAATAATCTTGTATGACCACTGAAGAACTTCAAACAGCTTACGCACAACAGCAACGGGAACTTGTAGCTGTTAATTTAGGACAGGTTTCCCTTCGGCCTACCATCAGCCAAGGGGGTGCGTATAACGTCACAGTTAAAGGCACCTCCAAAGAGAATTCCTTTACGCAACTCTCAAAGGCGTTCAATCAACTTCCACAGCTTGCCGGGCAATTTAAAAACATTCAACAACAGGCTGGCATTGAGAAAGTCCAAGCGATGGACCCCCAAGAGATCAAAACCGAGCTTCAAAACCGAGCTGATGGTGGGGATGAAGAGGCCAAAGGATTTATCTACGACTTGTTTCAAAAAGAAAGCGTTGATGAAGAACTGTATCGTCAGGTGTTGAAGATGGAGGTGATCCCTCATATCCAAAAACTAGAGAGTGAGTTAGCTAACGCTTCTCCGAACATGATGAATGAGATCTTAAACAGTGAGAATCCTGTAGAAGAGATTGAACGACGCTATCAAGATGCCGTCCCCAAAGAGGTTCAAGACATGGTAGCCAACTCACCTCATCAACTCGCCCTACACAATGAAATGTTACGTAGGATTCCTGGACTGTCCGGGCAGTCGTATGCGAAATTGATTGAAAATAGAAGTAAATTTAATGATTCTTCCGCAAGAGATAGCATTCTCAACAGCAGTGATCCGTTTATCGGGACGAACGGCAACGACGAAATGCCTAGCCAGCTTCCAGACGACCCGGACCAATTTGTAGCTGCGTATAACAGCGAGAACGGTCAGATCGGACCAGCGGGTAACAGTATGCTACCGGCTCAGGTTATCGCAAATCCAAGTGATGCAGCGCTCAGCTCAGAGACCAAACCGGTTTTAGCGCGAGTTCCTGCTGTTACTCCTCCAGAAATCCCCGCTAGCGTCTCTGCGGTTGTCGGTGGTAAAGGGGCGACTTTGGAGGCGTTTGCAACAGGAGAAACGGACTTTGTAAGTGTCACCGGAAACCCAAGCCAACGCAATAAAAACATCATTCTGAAGAATGTTACTTATACGAATGATGCGGGAGAACAAATGACCTTTAACAACGTCCCCGTGGAAGTTCAAAAGGGAAGTAAAACAACCCCATTAGGAGTCTTTGGAATAACCACAGATGGAACCAGCAGTAACATCAACGCCGATTCTTCGGTCCAAGGAGCAGACCCTATAGACCCTTCGATCACACCCCCTGTTATAAAGATCACCCCAACGGAAGAGGTGGACTTTTCAAGAGCTACCATAACGAAGGAGCGAAATGATTTTGCTCAACGTATAGCCAATAGCGATAGCAGTAAACTTCAGAAAGGTAATGAGGCAATAAACAAAGGAATCATCACCCCCACTACTATACCTCAATGGCGAAAGCAAGTCGAAAGCACTTCCCTTGGAGAAATTCAAGCTAACATTGAGGAGAATCTTAATGTAGTCGATACGTTCCTAGAAAACATTAAAAGTGGTAAACTTAAACTAGATGGCAAACGCTACTCTAATGCCTACATTGTGAGTCTTCAACAGATGATCAATCGTGAAGAGAAACGACAGGAGACGACAGATGAGTCATTCGGAGAAGAGTTCGCAAAGGAGGAACTTATAAACATATCCGATATCCTAATCAACAAAACGGATCGTCCAACAGAGGATAATATTCAAGAACTTAAGGACTCTATAGTT